CCCTGAGTACATAATCAGAACCATCAGTTGGTTCTAGGAAAAGTACATTATAGGGTATCTGTATTTTATTTATAGTGCTGTCTGGTTGAAACTCCCAAGTCTCAGTATTAAACCACCAACCTTGTAGCTGTATTTTAGCTGATGTTTCATCAAGTATTTGGTTGATGATTACAGCCTCATGCTGGGGGTCAAGTTGGTCTATTGTAATACCTACTGGTAATGGGGCTTCACCAATATATCTTAAGCACAGGTTAATTGCATCTGTTTTAATCATATTGTTTCCTTGTTGTTATTATATAGTATTTATTAATTAGCTATTTTAATAAGTACCATTTGGTGCAGGGGCTACAAAGTAGCCACGGGGTTGCTATACAACCTCTAACCTAAATAGGGCAACCCAAGGAATAATCCCCAAGTCACCCTATTTTATAAAACTAAAGACTACACGAATGCGCCTCCAGTTACTGCTACAGCACATGCTGGGTTAAGAACACCCATTGCATTCCAGTAGTAAACCTTGATGAGGTCTTCATCAATTCTAGTAGGAAGCTTGTCAATCTCAGTTGTAACGTCAGCAAGTTTAGCCATACCAACACAGTCTGGTGTAAACAATAGACCCTGAAGTTTCTTATCAACAGATGCAACACTAACAGCAGTTCCAACAGGTAAGTGGTTAGTCCACATAATCTTGATACCAGCAATCTGTACAATATTACCTGTGTCAAGCCCACCATTACCACTTGTGTAGTCTCTGTGGATACCCTTACCACCTTGTACTAGGTAGTTATAGTTAGCAGGTGTAGTAACAAAGATTGGTTCACCCATAACATCTTTTTGTTTCAACAATGTATTAGCTTCAAACAGCGCAGCCAATAACGCATCACCTTTAGCTTCTGGTGTAGCACCACTAAAGATTGCATCGTTGTTTACTTCAGAACCATCTGGTTGCATTACTTCACCACCAATGATACCACTAGTTTGTGAGGCTACAAGAACCTGAGCAAACACTGCTTTATCAATCTTAGTAGCCAAGCTTTCTCCAAGTTGCTTAGAGAGTTCAGAACGTGTCTCATAACCTAATACTTTCTCTTCAAGTCCTGAGAGGTTCATCGCTACGTAAGTAGGTGCACCAATAGTGATTAGTCTTTCTTTTACAGGAATCAATGATGTACTTACATCTGACCCAACTACATATGAAGCACCTGCTGTATCAGCTAGTTGTGCGATTACAGGGAACTGAACTTGCTTGGTTTTACCAGCTGTCATAACCTTAATCATTCCTACACCGATGTTCTTACGTTCAAAAGCTGTAAGCACTAATCCTGAGAAAACCTTAAGTGCGTTGTCCATATCAGACGCAACACCTCTAATACCTGAGTTATTACCAATATTCATTGGAGTAATTGCCATTTTAAAATCCTTATGTTAATGTTTTTGTTTTGTTTTGGTACATATATGCGTTCTTAAAGTTATCCTCAGAGTTCAGGACGCATCCTTACTAACTTTGGGCATTACTACTAGCATTAACATAATACCGTCTCCTTCATTACTAAGACTTACGAGGGAATTTATAAGAACCTCAGCTTTGTAGGGTAGGAAAAGGAGTAAACCTACCCCATGTTTTGAAATGTTTATTATATAAAAAACTTAATAATTTAAGATTACTTTAAGTGTAGCTCGTGCACTACTTTAAGTTTATATTAAGGTTAACCTAAGGTACAAATACATGGAAACTTATGTACTCCTCGTACTACATACCCTGTACCACCACATGTCCTGCATAATGGGTTAGCTAATGACCACAGCATTATAGGATACCAGCATCAATAGCTTTAAGGTAGCGACTATCAACCATCCTAGTGTACTTCATGTCTCTCCCATAGTTTCTATCAGCCATAGCTCGTTGCCAGTCACTTTTACTTTCAAAAGGTTTTAGACCACCTCCTACATCCGTTGATGTTCCCTCAAGTCTTCGTTGAGGTTGTCCAGTTTGCTTAGTCATCCTAAAGCTTAACAAATCTACTTGTTCCTGTACCCGTGCTTCATCACCACTGAATAATGCTTCATCAAATGACTTAGCTTGCTCAGGTGTATAGTTACCACGTGCCCATTCTACAATAGTATTATACTTCTCAGTACCTCCTACATAGTTTAATAGTTTATTAGCTTTGTTTTCTGCTAGTGCCTTTTGACCATCAATATACGCATCTACTACGTCTTTACTTAATCCCTTCTTCTCTAGGGATTTATATGTCTCTTCACTCAGAGTTCCATTAGTGTTATACTCTTCACTAAATGATGTAAAGTCGGAAGGCTTAATTAGTCCTTCAATTTCCTTAGGTACTTCAGTTTCCTTTGGTGCCTCAGTTGTTTTAGGCACCTCATGTTCCTTAGGAGCACCTAATTTTTTTTCAAGTTCTGTATATGCTTTCTGTAAGTCTTCAGCTGTTTTAAACTTACCTAATATAAGTTCCTCTTTAGGTGTACCGTCAGCTTGGTACCCATCAGGTAGTCCGCCATCATCCTCTGGTGTGTCTAACCTAGCAGCTGCTGCTTGTTCTTCTGGTGTAAACTCAATACCACCTTCAATAACATCAGACATTACTTAACTCCTTTAGAAGCCTTTAGCTCTTCTCGAAGTTCAGCCATAAGCTCAGCTTTCATTTTGGCTCTCTCATCAACACCGAGTTCAGCTTTAGCCTTAGCAATATCCTCAGCATACTTACTTGTGTCTGTCATGATAATAGTATTAGTACCTAAGTCAGCTTCAGTCTTCTTTCTGAATGTATAGTCACTTTCAGTAATGGTGTGTCCTTTGTCTTTCTTTAAGGCGCTTGCTTTTAATTCTTCTAGTGTCATATGTTTTCCTTTTTATTTTGTTTAGTAACCCTCAAGTATATATGAGGGAGCCCGTTAGGGAATGTACTATTGTGGCTGCATACCAGCCATTTGTTGTCCTAATCCTTGACCAGCGCTTTGTGCTAGTGCTTGACCACCTTGTGCTAGTAACTGTTGCTCCTGAGCTGCTGACTGTTCTTGTTGAACCTGTTGTTCAGACTTGACATAACGACCTGTAGGTAAACTACTAGCTGTAGTAATATCATTGATTAAGTTATCTACATTAAGCCTTGCTTGAATAGCTTCAGTTAGTCCTGAGTTATTAAGTATTTGTACAAACTGCATAAGCTTCTCTAGTTCAGAGTTACGACCAAGTGCATCAACACCTGTTACAACAACAAACTCAAAACCTGCCATGTCTACATTCTTAAGGCTATTTAGAATTAACTTAGCTAAGGGTGCTTGGAACTCTTGTGATAATACTGAGTAAACTCCACCAAGTGCTTGCTCCAAGTCAGCTGCCATATAGCTAATCTCTCGTGCTGTTGTACGCTCACTTTCTCTAGCTACACTAGAAGCACTAAGGAATGCTTGCTCAAGTCTTCTTTGGAGTACCTCAGCAACTTGCTGGATATATCCAATGTCTGAACCCTTATCAACCCTAAGCACTGTTAAGTCACTCTCAAAGTCACCTGTAATTACGTCACCATTTTGTGCATTAGCTAGTTCATCAATGTCTAGGATAGATGCTGGTTTAATACCAAAGATAGTCTTACCAGCTACTGCTGCATGTTCAATGAGCATTTGATAACAAGCTTCAAGACTTCTAAAATCACCTATGTATTGTTCTACAAGACCAACACCATAGTTATGACCATTGATTCCGTTCCACCTAAGTGGTAAGTAAGGAAACTTATCATCCTTATAGGTACCTTCGCTACCCTCAACAAACACATCACCAACATACTGATACTCATACCATGTACCATCTCTCATGACAGCTCTAGTGTATAACTCAACATCCTTCTCATTCTCTTCAGTAACCTCAAGTTGTTCTTGAATAGCTATGTCAAGTGTGTTAGGGTTGATAGTTTCTTTAGTAATAACCTCTACAACATTACCACTGTAGTCCCTAAGGATTACATAGTTGTCCAAGCGATATGACTTTAATCCCTTCTCAGTCTTAACACCTAAAGCATTCCCTGTTACAATTAAGGACTTCATAAGTTCAAAGCTTGTAACCCTGATGGATTGCTTTTCAATAGCCTTCTGACCTTCCTTCTCAATAGCTACAGCTATGTTATTAGCTTCTTGTAGCTGGTTCTCATCAAGCACTGCTTTAGTAGTATTATCAGGGAACAACCTAAAGAAGCTTGTGTTAGGCGGTAACATTGTTAATAATAGTTTACTAGCTAAGTTATTAACTAACCTAGCACCTAATGATTGATATGGGGTATCCATAAAGTCATTTTCAGTATGGCCGTCTTTTGGTAATATAGAGGGAACAGTGAGTAACGCACAGTCTCTTGTACGCTTTAACACTGTACTCCTATTACCGTCCAAAAGGTTAAACCTTGACTTGATAGGTTCTTCTATAATCTTATTTATATCTACTGTTGTAGCCATTATACTGTACCTATTGAGCCACTACCTACGGTTCCTAAAGGTATCTGGAGGCTTGTAGCCCCACTAGTTTTAGCTTTTACTTTAGCCTTGTCTAGTTCAGGGTCGCTAAACTCTTTCATTGTTGCTTCGTCTGCTGGGGGTGCAGGTGGGGGTGTAGCTGCTACTGTCTGTACACTAGGTGATTTACCACCACCACCATAACGTGCATCATAGCCATTTAGTGTTCTCTTAATTCTATCAATATACATACCTATGTTCTCCTAAGTTAAGTTTAATTTCTTTTTATATTTAGCTAATCTAGCACCTATGGTATCCTTACTAATCCTTAATACCCCTGCTATTGGTTCACCACCTACTGTAGTAATGTTCCTATAGTTCTTACTAGAGTTAAATGTTGTAGACACACAATCTATATTCATAAGTTCCATTATGTGTCCTATAGTAGTAAATAGTAATAGTGTTGCCCTAGAACTTCTTTTAGAAGGTGTCACATACATACTATCAACTACTAGGTAATTCTCTGTCATACCATAGTTGTTATAGGTGTAGCACATAGTAAAACCTATGACTTCGTCATTGTCTATCACAACATAACACCAATAGTTATTGTTATATAGTATATCTATAAGCTCTTCAGCTCTCCCTAGGTTTCCTATAAAGTTATCATACATCTCCCTATAGTAATCAAGTAAACATAAAGCTAACCCTTGTCTATGTTGTTTATTGTCATAGTTAAATACTTTCATTATTTCTTCTTAGGTGGTTTATTATAGTTATCATTAAAAGCATGTAAATAGTTAATCACTGCTTGTTGTCCTATTAAATAACCTAGTTGGTATGGTGTTACTTCCTTATCAGGTAGCTTGTCACTAAACCTAGTCTCTAGTTGCTTTATAATATCCTCTAGTATCATATGTATTCCTTTGTATTATATATAGTATATTATTATTTATTATTATATAATAACTATAATAGTAATAACTATAGTTATATTATAGGATACTTAATATATTAAGGTTATACTTAGTATCCCTCTTTCTTTCCCCTAGTGGTCACACTACTTAACACTTAATACCCACCTAATGCCTATGGTGTCGAGGTTTACTATGTGTTTTAAGTGTGTGACATTTGTGTAACCTAGGGTATTATGTAATAACATATTCCATAGGGTTCATAAGGACTAAGCTAAAACCACTCATCTTAACCTTGACTTGGTGCATGTTAGCTACTTGGCACGTCTTGATAAAGTCTTCTTCAGGTTGCCCAGCATCCAAGTAACTTCTAAGTACAACAGAGGCATAAGAATTAACAAGTGGTATATTAGTTTCCTTACATACCTCTTCAGCTTCATCCAATAACCTATTAGCTTTAACCTTACCAACTCCCCTACAACCACTATATCCATCTGTGTTATCTCCTACTAATACTTGATACCAAAAGAACCTTTCAGCTTCCTCTTGTGTTACATTAATGAATTCATCTTTACCATAGTTATAATGAATACCCTCTGTTTGGTATAGAACATCCTTATCAATAGCACATAACACATACTGAAGAGGTCTTATGGTCTTTAGAGAAACTACTACATCATCTGCTTCACAACCATAGGTTATATTGGCTTGATAGTGTGTCATTAAGTAATCCTTAAGACCCTTATAGTCTAGAGGTTTTCTAGCGTTAACCCTGTTACCTTTGTATGTTTCTAGTATAGAGTACCTAAAGTTATCCTCACCAGATAACCATAGTTCATAATCACTACAGTTAGTTCTAAGTAGTATATTACTAATTAAAGCATCTATAGCATTCTTAGCTAGTTGTATGTCTGAACTATAGGATGTTTCAGGTGTTGTGTCTAACCCAAGTTCAACCTCTAGTGAGTTCCATGTTGTTATATCCTCAAAGACAAACCCTGTTCTATATATGATGCTATCTGCATCTATCAGAGCAGTCACTCGTTAT